GTGCTTAAACAGATTCGATGAGTGGCAAGGAGAAAACCATGATCGTCGCAGTCAATGAGTTTGGCTACCGGATAGGCTCCTCCCACCACAATTGCACCGTATCAGACGAAGTGATCGATAAGATCCGCGACTTGCACGAAGATGAGGAAATGAGCTACGGCAAGATAGCCAAGCTTTTGAACCTTTCAAAAAATTTTGTAGCAAAGATTTGCCGGTATGAACGCAGGGCACAGACACCAGAACGGTGGAAAAGAGTAAAAGCATATGACAACCAAAGCTAAACCAAAGATGGGCAGACCGCCCGAAGCTGTACCAGAAGACAAGGCCCAAGCTATTTGTGAATGGATCAGCCTAGGGAATACCCTACGTCAATGGTGTCGTGAAAACGATATTCACTATTCCACGGTTTATCTTTGGATGGAGAAAGATGCAGATTTTGCTCAACGCTTCGCACGCGCGCGCGACGTTGGCCATGATGCTATTGCAGACGAATGCCTTGAAATTATTGACACCCAGGCAGAGATGGCCGAAACAACATCACAATCTGGCGGCAGCAGCCATCGTGATAGCGCTCATGTGTCCTGGATGAAAAACCGCGTTGAGATGCGGCTCAAATTATTGGCCAAATGGAACCCTAAAAAATACGGCGACCGGGTAGGCGTTGAACACAGCGGCTCGGTTGCCCTTGATACAGCCATCCTGGAGGCTCGTAAGCGTGTCAGCCAGCCAGAGTGATGCTGCCCTAGCCCAAGACATGGGGCGCTTCTTTGACGACGCCCTGGGCTTTGTCATGTACGCATTCGATTGGGGCAGCGATCCAACCCTGCAAATGGTTGAGCTACGCGAACCCTGGGCATCCAAGTACAACAGCAAATACGGCCCGGACGAATGGGCCTGCGAATTCCTGGACAGCATCAGCAGCGAAGTGCGAATCAATGGGTTTGACGGGCAGCAGCCTGTGCCGGCCCAGCGCCATGCCACCAGTTCTGGCCATGGTATCGGCAAATCGGCCATTACGTCCTGGCTCATTCTGTGGATTGCATCGACCAGGCCACACAGCAAGGGCGTTGTTACCGCCAACACCAGCGACCAGCTTGGATCCAAGACCTGGGCCGAGCTTGGCAAATGGAAAAAGAAGTGCATCACCGGCCACTGGTTTGAAGTAACCACCGGCAAAGGGGCGATGCGGATCGTTCACAAAGATTTTCCGGAGTCCTGGCGCTGCGATGCACAAACGTGCCGGGAAGAGAACAGCGAAAGCTTTGCGGGTTTGCATGCTGCCAACTCATCACCGTATTACATTTTTGACGAAGCGTCAGCCGTGCCGGACAAGATCTGGGAAGTGGCCGAGGGTGGATTGACCGACGGCGAACCCTTTTGGTTTGTGTTTGGTAACCCAACCAGGAACACCGGCCGGTTCTTTGAGTGCTTCAACAAGTTCAGGCATCGCTGGCATACCCAGCAAATTGACAGCCGGTCGGTGCAGATCACCAACAAAGGCACGATTGATGAGTGGGTAAACGACTACGGCGAGGACAGCGACTTTGTGCGCGTCCGTGTCAGGGGCATATTCCCACAAGCATCAAGCTTGCAGTTCATTCCTAGAAACCTTGTAGATGAGGCTATGGAGCGCGAACCAGAGGTCAGTAGTATGTCGGGTAGGACTGCTATCGTTGGCGTCGATGTGGCCCGTTTTGGCGACGATCAGAGCGTAATCCGTACCAGGGTGGGGCGCGATGCTGCCACATTCCCACCTAAACGATACCGCGGCCTGGATCTGATGCAGTTAACCAGCCGGGTTGTGGAGCATGTGAAGATACTCAAAGCTGCCAACTATGGCGTCGTCATCTTTGTGGACGGCGGCGGTGTGGGTGGTGGCGTGATCGATCGCCTGCGCCAGCTTAACTATGACGTGATCGAGGTGCAGTTTGGTGGCAAGGCAGATGATCCCAAGAAGTACGCCAACAAGCGGGCAGAGATCTGGGGCCGCATGCGTGAATGGCTAAAGGGCGGCTGCCTGGCCAAGGACGAAGAGTTGGCCACCGATTTGACGTCGGTTGAGTATGGATTTAGACCTGATGACAGCATATTGCTTGAGTCTAAAGAAGCAATGAAACGCCGCGGTATGGCCAGCCCAGATGATGGCGACGCATTGGCCATGACCTTCGCGCAGCCTGTGGCAGAGTTCATGGGCGGCGAAGACATTCCAAAACCAAGAGCTAAAGCGCGAGACTATGACCCATATGCTGTTGTTTGAGGTGCCCGTATTGCCACATCCGGCTACTAGATTGCCATCATGTGTGATAAAGCAAGTCACTTGCAAAGAATTATCGGGTGACGATAAGTTCAATGAACTGATCAGCGAGTACGAGCAAGAGTCCCTGGTGGATGGTTTGCCAAAAGCTGATTTGCAACTGAACATGTATCGCATGATGGAGATAAGTGGAAACTTTCACATCATTGCAGCGTACATGAACGGCGAGCTTGTCGGATTCCTGACGATGGTTGTGAGTGTTCTGCCGCATAGTGGCAAGAAGTTCGGGACAATGGAGTCGTACTTTGTGGCGCAAAAGCACAGAAAGCATGGCCCAGGTCTGGATTTGTTGCGTGCTGCTGAATGGTTGGCCCAAGCATGTGGTGCTATTGGCCTGCTGATCACAGCGCCCAAAGGTGGAAAGCTTGCGCGTGTGATGCCAAGAGCAAAGTACAAGCACACACATGAAGTATTTTTTAAGGGGTTCGCATAATGGACATAGTGGCAACAGGCAATCGAATACCAGCGATGAGCGACAGCGCTATTGCAAAGGTAAACGCGTTGGCCGACTTCTCACGTCAGTTCGAGCAACCTCTTATTGAGACACATCACGCTATTCATGGCGGTATGTATTCCAGGACAATGGCAATCAAGGCGGGCGAGATGCTCACCGGCGCGCTGATCAAGATCCCCACAATGTTGGTGATCAATGGCGACGTCACTGTGTTTGCCGACAACGAATCATTCAGGCTGACAGGCTTTCACGCCATACCAGCAAGTGCAAACCGCAAGCAAGCATTCATTGCTCATACCGATACGGCCATGACAATGATCTTCAAAACGGATGCAACTACTGTGGCGCAAGCGGAGAATGAGTTCACTGATGAGGCTGACATGCTCATGTCTCGCAATGAAGACGCCAAAAATTTCATCATCATCACAGGAGAATAATATGTCAGGAGCAATGACCGTATTAGCCGTTGCCGCCGTAGCATCAACTGCTTATAGCATTTACAGCGGAGAGCGTGCAGCCGAAAAGCAGCAAGAAGCTTTGGGCCAGCAAAAGACAGCGCAAGCTGAAGCAAAAACAGCAGCAGAGAAGCAGCAAGCTACTGCCGAACAAAACGTCAACAGAGCTAATGCAAAGCAGCCTGATGCCGGCGCTATTTTGAGCCAGGCAAGTCAAGCAGCTAAAGGCGGCCCTGCTGGCACAATGCTTACAGGCCCAATGGGCGTTAATCAAGCTGACCTTAACTTGGGCAAATCCACACTGTTAGGCGGTTAATCATGAGTGACTTCACCAGCGACGCACAGTCGTACCCTACTGCACCAACGCGGGACAAATTGTTCACGCGCTGGGGCGCTTTAAAAACGGAGCGTGCAACCTGGTGGGCGCATTGGCAAGAAATATCGACCTACCTTTTGCCACGCAGCGGGCGCTTTTATGTGACCGACCGAGATAAAGGCTGGCGCAGGCACAACACCATCTATGACAACACCGGCACTCGCGCATTGCGTGTACTAGGCGCGGGCATGATGGCCGGAGCCACATCGCCTGCACGTCCTTGGTTTAGATTGGGCACAGCAGATCCAGAGTTGAACAGCTATCAGCCGGTCAAGCTTTGGCTTACTGATGTCACAACCCGCATGCAAATGGTTTTTCAGCGCAGCAACACATATCGCACGCTGCATCAAATGTACGAAGAGCTTGGCGCTTTTGGTACAACTGCATCAATTGTGCTGCCTGACTATCAAAACATCATCCATCATTACCCGGTGACAGTTGGTGAGTTTGCTATTGCCCAGGATTACCAGGGCAAAGTCTGCACGATATATCGCGAGTTTGAAAAGACTGTCGGCGAAATTGTGAAGGAATACGGGTACAACAAGTGTTCAACGACCGTTAAAAACATGTACGACCGCGGTTCACTTGATCAATGGATTCGTTTGATCCAAGCCATTGAGCCACGCGCCGATCGTGACATCCGCAAAAAGGATGCATTGAACATGGCATGGGGCAGCTACACCTTTGAGGTGGGCGGCAACCCGCATCAATTTCTGCGCGAGTCCGGCTTTAAAGATTTCCCTGCATTGGTTCCGCGTTGGGCCACAGCAGGCGGTGACATTTACGGCAATAGCCCTGGCATGGAATGCTTGGGTGATGTGAAGCAGTTGCAGCATGAGCAGCTTCGCAAAGCCCAGGTTATCGATTACCAAACCAAGCCACCTTTGCAAGTACCAACCAGCATGAAGAACCGCGATGTTGAATCATTGCCTGGTGGTATTACGTTCTATGACGGCCAGACCGCAGGCATTAAGACGGCTTTTGAAGTCAATTTGGATTTGAATCACTTGTTGATGGACATCCAGGACGTGCGCGAACGCGTGCGCGGCGGCTTTTATGCTGACTTGTTCCTGATGTTAGCTAACGCAACAGACACTCGCATGACAGCGACCGAAGTTGCAGAGCGCCATGAAGAAAAGCTGTTGATGCTTGGGCCGGTGATGGAGCGCTTGCACAATGAGTTGCTCGATCCACTGATCGACATGACATTCCAACGCATGCTGGAAGCTGGTGCTATCCCACCACCTCCGCAAGAGTTGCAAGGCATGGAGTTAAGTGTTGAGTTTGTATCAATGCTTGCCCAGGCTCAACGTGCAATTGGCACAAACAGTGTTGACCGTTATGTGGCCAACCTTGGATCTGTGGCCAGCTTTAAGCCAGAAGTGCTGGATAAGTTTGATGCTGACAAGTGGGCTGATGCATATGCCGACATGCTTGGCGTGGATCCCAACCTTATTGTTGGCAGCGACCAGGTGGCAGTTGTGCGCCAGGCCAGAGCCAAGCTGCAAGCGCAGCAGGCGCAAATGGAGCAAGTCAAGCAAATGTCTGAAGTCGGCAAGAACCTTGGCACAGTGCAAACTGGCGAAGGTACAAACGCAGGCATGGACATCATGAATCAATTTAGCGGCTATGGATCCCCATCGCCTTCACAAGTTTAAGGAGAAACTAAATGGCAACAGCAAACAAGGGTACGCTGCTTTACGGCAACATGGAAAACGATAAGAGTGACGCGGGTGCTGCATCACAGTTTATCGAAAAGCTTCTAATGGCCGTTCACATCATTCACAAAGTTCACTTGATGACCACAGGCCCAGGCAGTTTTGCAGCGCATGAGGCTTTGGGCGAGGTGTACAGCAACCTGGAAGACGATCTGGATCGCGTGGCCGAGGTGTACATGGGCTGTCAAAACGCAGCGCTATCTTTTAAAGATGTTGACATGTCTACCTATGGCGCTGAAGCTTGGAAGATCTACGAATACATCGAAGCAAACCGCATGATGATGGGCACAGAAACTCACATCCAAGCGGCCATCGATGACCTTTTAAACAATCTGGCGCGAGACTTGTTTAAGCTCGACCGCTTGGCGTAAGGAGATCAGCATGGCACTCGTAAACATGAAGCAACAACCCAAGCGCGAAGAGATGCCTGGGGCAATAGAAGCTGACGAGCCGCAGTATCCGTACGGTTTGTGCATCAGCTTGGGCAAAGATGAGCTTGAGAAGCTTGGCATTACCGCGTTGCCAAAAGTTGGCGGCGAGATGATGATCACAGCCAAGGCCACAGTGAAAAGCACCAGCGCCTATGACACCCAAGGCCAAGGCCAGGACATGCGAGTTGAGTTGCAGATCACTGACATGGGCATCGGACAGACTGACGAAGCGCAAAACGACAACCGCGCCAGCAAGCTGTATGGCAACAACAATGGCACGACCGAACCTCGCGCCATCAACAACCTACAAAGCACAATGCTTGGCGCACCCTAAATGGCTGTCAAACACTACCA